GTTGAGATGAGCAATCTATGTCAAGAAATTACTCTACCAACTTATCCTCTTCAGCATATTGATGACCCTAATGGGGAAATTGCTCTCTGTATTCTTTCTGCCATCAATGTTGGTAAAGTGAAGTCTGATGAAGAACTAGAAGAACTTTGCGATCTTTCTGTTCGTGGATTGGATGAGTTGATTGACTATCAAAAATACCCCGTAATTGCTGCAGAAATCGGCACCAAGGCACGTCGTTCTCTTGGTATTGGTTATATTGGTCTTGCCCATTATTTGGCAAAACTTGGGTTCAAATATGATTCTCAAGAAGCATGGGATGCAGTTCATGGACTTTCTGAATCTTTCCAATATTATCTACTGAAAGCATCTAATCAAGTTGCTAAAGAGAAGGGTCATTGTGAATACTTTGGTCGTACAAAATATGCGGATGGTATTCTTCCTATTGACACATACAAAACTGATGTAGACGAAATCTCTTCTATTCCACTTCAGCATGATTGGGAAACTCTTAGAGCATCTATCCTGGAACACGGTCTCAGGCACTCAACATTGTCCGCACAGATGCCATCGGAGAGCAGTTCCGTTGTGTCAAACGCAACTAATGGAATCGAACCTCCTCGTGGATACCTGTCCATTAAAAAGTCAAAGAAGGGGCCTCTTAAGCAAATCGTTCCTCAGTATGCAACTCTTAAGAACAATTATACGCTTCTTTGGGATATGCCTAGCAATACTGGTTATATTAATGTTGTTGCCGTTATGCAGAAATTCTTTGATCAAGCGATTTCTGGAAACTGGTCTTATAATCCAGAAAATTATGCCGACAATGAAGTTCCTGTGTCAGTGATGGCAAATGACTTTTTGACTACATACAAGTACGGGTGGAAAACTTCTTACTACCAAAACACTTATGATATTAAGACTGATGAGGTAGTTGAAGAGAAACCCAATTTGCAAGATTTGATTAACGAATTAAGTTCAGTAGAGGAGGGAGAGTGTGAATCCTGTGCAGTTTAAAATTTCTTCAGTTGAAGAAAATCCAACCCAAATCAAAGGAATGACAGTTTTTAATACCGAGAACATTGATAGAAAAAAACAACCAATGTTCTTTGGTGCTCCTCTTGGAGTTCAAAGATATGATTCATACAAATATCCTATCTTTGAAAAACTTACAACTCAGCAGCTAGGATACTTCTGGAGACCTGAAGAGGTATCTCTCCAGAAGGATCGTGGAGATTATCAAACTCTTCGTCCTGAACAGAAGCATATCTATACTTCCAATCTGAAGTATCAGATCATGCTTGATAGTGTTCAGGGTCGTGGTCCTGGTATGGCATTTCTTCCATATTGCTCACTTCCTGAATTGGAAGCATGTATGGAAGTGTGGGGTTTTATGGAAATGATTCATAGTCGTTCCTATACCTATATCATTAAAAACATCTATTCGGACCCTTCAGAGGTATTTGATACTATCATCAACGACAACCGCATTCTAGAGCGTGCTAAGAGCGTTACAGAGTCTTATGATGACTTTATTCAATCAGCACAACAGTATGGTGTATCTGATACTTGGATGCACAGACTTGAGGGAGTCTCATACGCAAAAGAAACAATCAATGATGTCAAACGAAAACTTTACAGAGCAGTCGCAAACGTTAATATTCTTGAAGGTATTCGCTTCTACGTTAGTTTTGCTTGTAGTTTCGCCTTTGGTGAACTTAAGCTTATGGAAGGATCCGCTAAAATCATTAGTCTCATCGCAAGAGACGAAAATCAACACCTAGCACTTACTCAGAATATTCTGAATAAGTGGAGAGAAGGTGATGATCCTGAAATGCAACAAATTGCAAAAGAAGAAGAAGAGTGGGTCTATAAAATGTTTGATCGTGCGGTAAATGAAGAAAAGAAATGGGCAGATTATCTGTTCAAAGATGGAAGCATGATTGGACTTAATGATAAACTTCTTCAGCAATATGTTGAATGGATTGCAAATCGTAGACTTAAAGCGATTGGTCTAAAACCACAATATGATATCTCAGCTAATAATAATCCACTTCCTTGGACTCAACACTGGATTTCTTCCAAAGGTCTTCAGGTTGCTCCACAGGAAACTGAAGTAGAATCTTATGTTGTAGGGGGCATTAAGCAGGATGTTACCAAAAATACTTTCTCAGGATTCAAACTATGATGAATGGTGTGAGCAGGAAATCCTGAACGCATATAAAGATGCTGCGGAAACAGATCTTTTTTTATTTGGTGATTATGATTACTCTTATGTTTGGAAAGGAACAAATAGTAATGATGTTGCATAGATAGGGGAGGTTAATCCTCCTTTTTTTATGCCTAAAAATCAACTTACGAAAGATGAACTAAAGGTTCGTGTCTTAAAATTAAAAGACAAACTTCACAAAGAACATATCCGTCCTGAAATGGATATGAAAGGACTTGCTAATAAATATCTTAACGAAGTTCTTGATATTGTTAATGAGTATAGATATTGACTATGAAAATCCTTGGGTTTATAATGGAAAACCTTTTATTTCGGATGATATACAAGATTTTTTTGGTTTTGTTTATCTTATCCAGAATAATCTTAATAACAGGAAATATATTGGTAGGAAATATTTCTGGCAGTTTAGAACTCCTAAAGGGAAAAAACGAAAAGTAAAATCAGAATCAGATTGGAAAAAATACTATGGGTCTTGTCCGGAACTTAAAGAAGACATTATCAAATTTGGCAGAGAAAATTTTAGTAGAACTATCGTATCATTACATAAAACAAAGGGCAAAACAAACTTCGAAGAGACAAGACAACTCTTCGGAAATAATGTCCTCGCAGAAGGACTTGACGACGGAACTCCAAGATACTACAATAGCAATATCCTCAACAGGTACTTCCGAAAAGATTATTATGGAAACAACGACTGAAGATATCGTCGCACATGTGAGGGAGTGGTCTCTTGAGAGGGCAGCAGATAGAAATCTTTCTGAAGAGAATGCTCGTGCTATTCTTGCAGAGTTTTATGAATGGATTGAACCTGAAGGTGATGAACTTGAAATTGTCTCATTGGAACCAGAAGATTGACAAAATCTAAATAAAAACTTATAATGTTAAGATTCACAACTATGTGAATCTTTTTTTATTATGAGACTTTGAGTGACAATTAGAGCCGTGGAAAGTGCCCTTCGAGAGAAGTGGTGTACCCCCTTTCTATACGGATGTAGAGTTCAATTAAAATTAATGCAACAATTCTTTACTGTAGCCCTGCCTCTTCTGGCATCGGTTACAACCAATATGGCAACACTGCCGGTATTTCCTCCTCTGACGACACCTCCAGTGCCGTTTTCTGTTATTAAGGAGTTTGAAACTACGACAGCGACCAAAGAGGTTGCTCCCGAAAAGCCAAAAGAGAAAAGGCTAATTTGTAAAGGGTGTAATGAACATGAGAATGCTACCCTGGCGTACTTCCAGGATCGTGGTATTAAAGACAGAAACGCCCTTGCTACCATCATGGGTAACATTCGTCAGGAATCAACTTTTGTTCCTAACATTTGTGAAGGTGGTAGTAGAACCAGTTGGAGTAACTGCGGCCGTGGTTACGGACTGATTCAATGGACATCTGCCGATCGTTATTATGGATTGGGTGATTTTGCTAAGAGGTATGGTGGTTCTCCATCAGCACTTCCAACGCAACTTCGTTATCTAACGACTGAAGTTCAATGGAAACGAATTGAAGACAGGATGAAAATTCCTGGTAAGTCTATCAATAGTTACATGGACTATGCGTATAGTTGGATTGGTTGGGGGCATCATGGTGCTCGTACTTCGTATGCTCATGATTATGCTTCCAGACTGATTCCGGTAGAAGTTTAATACAATAGAATAAATAGAGGGGAGTGCTGCAGACCTCCCCTTTCTTATGTTTAAATTTGGAAAAAAGAAACCAGATATAAAACAATACGCAATAATCGGTATAATATTATCTTCTATTATTGCAGCACTCTCACAATGTACAGGAGTTTCTGAGACTGGTCTTTGGGACTTACTAGACGAAATTCAAAGAAAATATTTTCCAGGCACAATACTTAATGAGTTTGTGATTAAGGATGATAAGAAACTTGAAAGAAGAATCAAGCGTGATGTTGATGCAGCAATAGCAGAGTATGAACGCTTGACAGGAGACGATGGAAAGGTTAGAATACCTTCACCACGATACTCAGAGAAACCTATCAATACTGAAATCCAAACTGGAGAATCAAGATTGTTGGGAGGTGAAATGAGAATCTGTGCTCCATGGGTTGACGACTGCCCCAAGCAGTAGTATAATATCAGAGTTGAGAAATCAACTGCGGCACTCCCCTTCGGTAGGTTCAGGAGTGGCGGCGATAGGAACCTACTTTATGCCTCAGTAACTCAGTGGACTAGAGTATCCGCCTTCTAAGCGGTTAGCCGTTGGTTCGAATCCAACCTGAGGCGTTAGACTTTTTAACAAAAAAAGTCTTATAAATAAACACACTTAGGTCGAAAACAATGTCTTTCCAAATGAACAAACAGATTAGTACTCTTGATTGCCGCTATTGGCATATTGAGGGAACTCCCCTGTTTGCGAATATGGAAAGACATATGTAAGATGTAATCCATAAAAGCAAAAGACAGGGGAGAGAAACCAAAAGTTTCCTCCTCTTTTTTATTGCCTGTGACAGTTTCCTAAGTGCCCACCAATCTCCCCCCAGAGACCAAACGGTGGTATTCTTAAAGGGTGGTTGAGAGACCACCAGCACATCGACAACCGAATATTTATCCTATATCATAACTTTACATTTTGGTAAAGTTAGAGTAAAATAAATAATAACAACTACTCTAACCTAACTAAAATGAAGTCCAACTGTTTGACTTGTGGCATTGAGGTTTCTTTCAGACCATCCCAAAAGACTGGTAAGTATTGCTCTAACAAATGCCAACAAAAGTATCAGCAGAAAAAAGTTATTGATGATTGGAAAGAAAATCCTAATACTGGTGTTAAAGCTGGATACAGACTTAAATCTGGTGTTAGGGAATATCTTTTAGAAAAAAACAATCATCAGTGCTCTTCTTGTGGTTGGAATAAAATAAATCCATCTACTGGAAAATCTCCTTTGGAGATAGACCATATTGATGGTGATTGTTCCAATAATAAGGAAGAAAACTTAAGGGTATTGTGTCCTAACTGCCACTCTTTGACTGAGAACTATAAGGCTCTCAATAAAGGAAATGGTAATAGAAAACGACTCCAGTACTTTGGACTTATTTAATGGGTTTGTAGCATAGCGGCGAATGCATCTGGCTTTTAACCAGCGTACCGTGGGTTCGAGTCCCACCAGACCCATCGTGGGAGGATTTCCGAGTGGCTAAAGGAATCTGACTGTAAATCAGACGGCTCTGCCTTCGCAGGTTCGAATCCTGCTCCTCCCACCTTGACCCATTAGTGTAGCGGTCTATCACGCCACCCTGTCACGGTGGAGATCACGGGTTCGAATCCCGTATGGGTCGTTGAAGGTAAGGAAAGAAAAAGGAGCATGGGAACCGAAAGGAGATACCGCACCTGCCTTCATATCAAGTTCCTATCGACTAGCGGTTAGGTCACCACCCTTTCAAGGTGGCAGCACGGGTTCGAATCCCGTTAGGAATACTATGGAAACATAGCTTAGTTGGTAAAGCATTCGACTGATAATCGAAAGACCACTGGTTCGAGTCCAGTTGTTTCCATTGGAAGATTGGCAGAGCGGTTAATGCAGCGGTTTGCTAAACCGTGAGGGTAACACCTCCGTTGGTTCGAATCCAACATCTTCCGTGTGTCGTTAGCCTAGTGGTAAGGCATCGGTTTGTGGAACCGACTAGATGGGTTCAATTCCCATACGGCACCCCGCCCTTATAGCTCAGTGGTAGAGCAACTCACTAGTAATGAGTAGGTCGTTGGTTCAAATCCGACTGAGGGCTTCTGAGGTCGCCAAGTGGTAAGGCAGCGGGTTTTGGTCCCGCCATTCGTGGGTTCGAATCCTACTCTCAGAATTTGTCCTTTTAGCTCAGTGGAGCAGAGCAGTAGGCTACGAACCTATGTGTCGGGAGTTCGAATCTCTCAAAGGACGCTTGACAGATTCATAAGAATCTGTTACTATATAAAAGTGATAGAGGTTAAGTCACTGTTATACCCTTATGAGGTATATCACACTTAATCCATCAAGTCGATGTGGCGGAATTGGTAGACGCGCTGGG